GGTGGGAATAGTTTCTTTACTTCGTCGCTCTCCAGATAATTATTGGTTTCTGTGTTTTTTACCTTGAAATCACCAGTGGTCGCATAAATGTTGGCGTTAGTGTCGTTAATAACATCTAATTCTACAACATAATTTTGATACGGGAAATCATATACATTGGTAATATGAATTGGAATACAACTTACACGCTGTTTAATCAGTTCATTATTTAGGCGAGACTTATTAACCTTAATATCAACCCGGTTTTCCTTGTATGGGGTAGTCTTAAATACGACACTTGGGATCTCCGAAAGTAGCACCCTCCTAACACCATTAGCAATACTAATATTTGTATTGCTTAATGTGAATTTCAGCACATCATTAGTTTCCTCTACGTTGCTTAGTTTTGGCTCGCCGCTCATTATATTTATACTATGTAAATTATTTATTATTTATAATATTCTTTTCAATTTTATTTAAAATACAAATTTATTTTATTGATTTATATTTTAAATAAATATTAACATAAATAAATCAGCAAAAAGATATTAATATATGGGCACCGTTTTATATTATAGCAACTTTTGTGAAAACTGTAAAAAAATAATAGGTCATTTATCTAAATCATCCATTAAAAATGATTTACATTATGTATGTATTGATAAGCGAGTCAATAAAAATAACGCAACGTATGTCGTATTAGAAAACAGTCAGGAATTATTATTACCAGACACCGTTAATAGGGTTCCAGCACTTATGATATTAAATGGCGAGTTTAAAGTTCTATTTGGTGATGATATTCTTAATTATTTAAAACCAGTAGAACAAGTTAATGTCGCCGTGGCAACAAACTTCAACGGCGAACCATCTGCGTTTAATATGAATGCTGGTATGGCGGACGTACATTCGGATAATTTTAGTTTTTTAGACCAAAATGATGATGAACTTTCAGCTAAAGGAGACGGTGGTATGCGACAATTGTATAATTATTCATCTATTAATAATAATGATAAAATAGAAACACCAGAAGAGAATTACGCACCTGATAAAGTAAATGAGGACAGTCTTAAAAACTACGAGGAAGCACGAAATAACCTAAAATAAATTTTTAAACTTGTTTTTTGTTCTAATTTATCTATATAATTCAATAAAGTAATATTCATAAAATGTTTTATTTAATGTTATTTTTAAAAATAACAAATATATAAAAAATATAAATAAACTAATGAAAATAGTATCTATATTTATAAATTTTTTTTTATCAATAAAAAAATGTTTTCTAATAACCATTAACGTAATAAAAAGTTCAAAAATTAATACAAATATTTTCATAAAAAAACCATGATACTTATTATTAAGAGCAATTTCTCTAAAACTAGTAAAAATAAACGCCGAAACGACCAAATATAGAGGCGAGAATTTAATATAATTAAAATAATATAAGAAGGATATTATCCATAACCATAAACAAAATATGAATAAATTCTTATACTCAAGCGGCAAAATCATTATTTTATTTTATTACAATATAATAAAATAATTTAACGTATTATAATTAAATCAATCAAAATGAAAGAAAATTTTTAATATGAATACATAATAGTAATGAATAACCCAACCAACGTTATAAACATTCCAGCAAAACTTTGATAATTAATTTGTTCATTAAATAAAAAATAGCTTGCGATTAATGTTATAATTATATTAGTATTTATAATCAAATGTGTATAACCAATATTTGGAGAAACTTTAAAAGTATATGTTATTAAAAATCTTGAAATAATTAATAAAACAGTGAATAAAAAAACTAATAACAAATCTTTCATAGTAAAATTCTTGTTAATATCTGTAATAAAATTTTTATCAAATGGAATATATAATAATATCATAAATGTGGCTAAAAAAAAAGTCAGAAAAATGATATTTTTAATTTTGCATTTAGTCTCTGATAAATACTTCATAGTAATAAAAGAAATAGCTGTGATTAAGCAACAAAACATAGATAATACTACCCAATCATTATACATTTTTTATATATAATGATTTATTATTAAATTGAATAATGAATTTGAGAGATTTGAGATTAGTGAAGTAGATTTTTACTTCTTTTTATATTTTTTTAAAAATTGATAATAAAAATAAAAATTTATTATTAATCATAAAGTATTAAATGACAGTTGATTGGTCTAACACAGTTTTATATTTATTGCGTTCTAACAACCCACTAATTAACGACGAATATGTAGGTAAGTCAGGAGATTTTTATCAGCGGAAAATAAACCATAAGAGCAGTTGTAATAATGTAAAGAGTCCAGAATATAATAAAAAGGCTTATATATTCATTAGAGAGAATGGTGGATTTGATAATTGGGATTTTGAAATATTAGAAACGGCAAATTTAGAAGATGAAGATGAAGCAGCAACTCTGGAGAGATATTGGATTGAAACACTTAAGCCGACACTAAACATACAATTACCAGCACAAACTCCTGAAGAAAGAGCCGAATATAAAAACAACTGGCAGCGTATCAAATACAAACAAAATAGAGAAGACCCAGAATTTAGAAAGAAACACGCAGAGAAAAGTAAAAAAAACAGGGAAGACAATCCTGAAAAAACAAGAGGACCAACTGCGAAGAGGCTTGAAAAAATAACTTGTATTTGTGGAACTATTCATAGTAGAACCAACCAAAGCACTCACCTTAAAACTGATAAGCACAAAAATTTTGTAAAAAATAATCCGGTTGTTAATTAAACTATAAATACCACTATAAAAATTTCATAATAAAAATATAATTTTTTTAAAAATTGATAATAAAAATATAAATTTATAACTAATCATAAACTATTGCATTAACCCATATGTTTAAGCGTAAAATTGAGGATAGCGTACTACCACTCAACTGTAATTGTGGCGTGATTAACGTATATAAAAATCCACTTAACACCGACAATATTGGTATGATTGGTAATCATATCATATTTAATAGTAATGTAATAAGTGAAACATTAAATATTATTTTAAATACAATTAAACTGATTGTAGAAGTGAATAATATTCATAAATTACCCCCGTGTGTATATTTACATATTGGTTCATATGGTGGTTCGTTGGAAGCTCTTAAGTCATTCACAGTTGATAAAAATCGTTTGTTTCCTGACGTAGAACTTATTTCTGTTATTGAAAAAAACTGTACTGATGTCGGGTTTTTACTGGCTGCGGTATGTGATTATAGAATCATCAAGAAAAATACAATTTGCTTTATGTCTCGTTTAGACCGTGGCCCAGAGACCATATATTGGGGAGCATATAAACAATTTCCTCTTGGTCTACCCAGCGAGTTTGAGTTATTACATCTGTTAGAATACATATTTGACAGATGTAAATGTAAAGTTACAAAGGAAAAACTACTCAAATATTTATCATATACTAATACTTGGAAATCTAAAAAAATGCTTCAAATTGGTTTTGTTGATGTAATCTATTGATTTAATTATACAAACATTCCCACGAAGCCACGAAACTCCAATCCATATTATTTAGACTTAGATGCCTACCATATTCATCTAATAGTTGAATTCTTAATTTTTTTATATTTGTTGGACCAAAATATTCACGAATATGTTTATTGGTATATAAATAATCACCAGGAGCAGATGCTGTTTTAAACGCTGTTTTTTCTTCCAGAGAGGATAATATATTTATTCTTGCTACAATATTGGGAGCAATCATGGATTGGGACGCAACCGCAAAATAATTACGGGAATTTGTTTGAAAATCATCTATGCAAATATATACATACCGAGGGTAAGAAATATGACAAATAGCAGGCGATATTGTAATCGCTGATGTGGGTCCAGTAATATCACCTACAAGTGTAGTGCTTACTGATGAAGTATCTATAATAGTATTCTCTCCCCTAAATCCAAGTTGCCATCCTAATTTTTGATATATATAATTATTACTACAGCCTGGGTTGTTACTATCATTATCAACGTTGAAATTTATTACAATCTGCGAACCAGTCTCAAGTTTGATCTCGGTCGCCGAACTATTAGCATATGAAAATACACCATAACCGCTGTATAAATCAACCTTGAATTTTAAATTTTGCGAAATATCAGTTACACCAGAACCATCACCATTTACCTGTAATCCAATTTGAGTATTAATATGGGTCTCTATATTTTGGGCTTTCCGCTGCGATGTAGATGTGAAAAGTGCCTCATATATACCAGGTAATAATACAATATCCCAAGTATTCACACTTGATATATCACCTAAAGCATCTTTCTTATTTAATTCTATTCTAAAAATATTATTGTTTGCTTTTTCACTTATGTTATGGTATGATAATGGTATTTCAATAGACGAAATACCCATAGTTACAGCATTTGTAATAGTTTCTGGTAGATTTACAATATAGTCGTGACTTTGGTTATTGGGATTATCATAATTGGGTCTAAACATACTATCAACAGTAAATGTTTTTTTCATAATTGCTTTATTTATTGTCTTGTTGTTTTCTAATACCGAACCGTGCTGCATATTAGAACCCTGGCTTAAAAAATGGTTTCCATCAAAACTGTTTGGATCATTTAAAATTGAATTGTCTGGTCGCATTGAACTCGTTGGTCGCATCGAATTTATATACTCTATAGTTAAATTATTTTTAATATAATTCATCGGCTAATTTATATTTAATAAAATAAAATTGAAACTAAAATTTGGATTATATCCATATACAAGCATCATTCAATAAACGAATAAATACAATGGCGGACATCGAAGAATTTATCCAGTCCAAAAACCTCGCTGGTAAGAGCAACTATAACAACATAGATACTACCAAGTATGATTTGACCGAATGTATTAAATTATTCACTCGTTTGCTTGAGTGGTTATATGATAAAAATTGTCTTCACGAGAATGATACTGGTAAATTACACAAGACTTTTGAACCAGTATTAAGCCGTGCGATGAGAGAAATTAAAATCAAGGACTTGAAAAAGTCTATTCTACTCAATATATTCAAAAATTTGATTACAGTAGATGATTTTGAGGATTATTTACACCCGTATTTTGATATGTTAAAGCTTCTACTGCGTAAGAAACCGATGAGGAATATTTCCGGAATTACATCTATCACCGTAATCTTACACCCCTTTCCCGACGGACAAACTTTTAGTTGTAAGCACGATTGCTTTTATTGCCCCAACGAACCAGCACACGAAGGCAATAACTGGCAAGCACAACCAAGGTCTTATTTGTTTTGGGAGCCAGCAGTTCAGCGTGCTAATCGTTGGAATTTTAATGCTATTCAGCAAATGTTTGATAGGCTGGATGGCTATTTCGCAAACGGACACACAATTGATAAGTTAGAACTGATTGTGGAAGGTGGAACATTTACTGAATTCCCAGTGGAATATCTTGAAAGATATCATCGGGATCTATTTTATGCAGCTAATATTTATTTAGAGGTAAGGAGAATATATCAAAACTATGATAATTTTGATATAGGCGACCTGGAAACCGAAAAACTTAAAGATATTCGCCAGCCATTATCTATTCGTGAAGAAATTATTATTAATAAGACATCTAACGTTCATATCATCGGTATTTGTGTAGAAACTCGTCCCGACACAATTGATAAGGATTGGATTATTCGTTTCCGCGATTGGGGGGTTACCCGCGTTCAAATTGGAGTTCAACATACGGACAATAAGATTTTGAAAAAAATCAACAGAGGTCATACGATTGAATGTGCCGTTGAATGTATGCAATATCTCAAGGATAATTGTTTCAAGATTGATATTCATATTATGCCTGACCTTCCCAATTCCACTCCTCAAATGGATAAAGATATGTTTGATTATGTATATTCAGTTGTTTGCCCCGACCAAATGAAGGTGTATCCCTGTCAAACCGTTCCTTGGACCAAGATCCACAAGTGGTATAAGGAAGGTAAATATGTCCCGTATTTTGATACTAACCCACAGGATTTAATTGACGTTGTTAAATATAGCATGGAGCACTGTCCTAACTGGATTAGGTTGCCCCGAGTTATTCGGGACATCCCCTGTTCCACATATGTTGAGGGTGGTAATAATATTGGTAATATGAGACAGGTTGTTGATACACTATTAGACGGGCAAGGTATTGTTTCACACGATATTAGAGCACGAGAAATTGGACGCAACTCCAGTTATTATAATATGCCCGCTCAATATAATACTTACAAATATTATGCTAATAATGGAACAGATTATTTCATATGTTATGAGAGTTATGATAAAAAGGCTCTCTTTGGATTTATTAGACTGCGTATTGTTAATGAAGAAAATAATATGATTGAGTTTGATGTTCTAAAATCAAAGGGACTAATTCGCGAGTTACACGTTTATGGTAATAATACAGCGGTCAATACATACAAAAATGTAGCCGCACAGCATAAGGGTATTGGTGGTGGTCTATTAAAAATTGCCGAAAAAATTACGATGGAACATAATTTATACAGCATCGTAGTTATTAGCGGTGAAGGTGTGAAAGGCTATTACGAAACGAAAGGATACCACGAAGAAGATACATTTATGATTAAAAATTTTAACTTTTGGAGTGTTTGGTTTATTATTCTGATTAAGTATTTCCGTGATTTATTTGGTTGTGGTATTTGATAGTTTGGCTTTATCCTCGTCCATTAGCATAATAGCCATCGCAGAATAATTATGAAGGTCAATTAAAGTATCCCTTAATGACTCGGTATCCACAAGAGTAACCTGTTTCGCCGTAACTGATTGAAGACGACTAATTTTATCCCCCATACGAACTAATACACCCACTACACCATATGTTGCAAATGCATCCCCATAATCTTGATTCTTTTTTTTAAATAGTTCTAATCCCTCATCCTGAACTGCTTTCATTTGAGCCACACGGTCGGTTGTAAATTCCATTAATAATTATATTCCAATAATATTTTTAGATTATTTAAAAATATTATTATAAATTCATTTTTTTTCGCTGCACGACTTGCAAGATTTATTCCCCTGAATATTTAATGCCGCACAATTACGCTTGGTTGTAGTACCCATTTTCCTTAATACTACTACTGGTGCCGCTGGCGCCGCTGGTGTATTTGTGCTGGCACTTGTCGTTGATAAAGACATTTTCATTTTGAAACCACCCATAATTTTATATTATATACTAATAATATAAAATCACCATAATACAGTATAACGATTAACAAGTTTTTTTACAATTTACAATCCCGAACTTATAAGTTTTGTTTCCCCAATATGTTGTCTCGGGTGTTGTCCCCGCTATGTCCGCTTTGTCCGCTTTTAAATTCTGCGATTTTTTTCTACCTAAATATCTATCGTACGAATTATGTTTTACATCAACACCATAATTTGGGTTTATAGATGTAGCCGCTGATGCGGTTTCGGAACCGTGAGCCGTCATTCTATCGCTTGCATTATGCCATGGAAGAGTAGATATATTATCGCTATTGATATGTAAAGCCGCTAAATTATCAGTATATAACGAACTCGGCACTCTTACTGTTTTTTGTATAACTCTCTGCGTAGCACTTATATCATAACTTGTTTCGCCGGTCATAGCAGGAACATCAGACTTCTTGTATCTATATATCTCCTTTTCGGTATTGAATTTGGTTCGACAATTCCTTACATTTGAGAAGGGGTGAATTAAATAACTCGCCTTACTATCTAAATAAGATGACTTAGTTCTTACGTTACCAGTATCTAGATACAGCGTATCGCTTACGTCGCACGTCAGGATAAATTGATTATATATATATGAGTTTCCTGATAAATCTAGTTGTAACGCCGTTAGTTTATTATATTTTGTTAATGGTATTGGCATTTATATATAAAGTAATATTTTTTAAAAAATTGAATGAAAATTTAATTATTTTATTATATTGTATCATAGTCAAAAATGGGGACTTATATTTGTTCGCATTGTAAAAAATCATACATCAGCAAAGCAGCCTATAATAACCATCAACTCCAATGTGAATTACGCAGTATTTGTAATAAGATTCAAACAAAAGATGAAGAAGAGCAAGAATTAGATGTTAAGTTTAATGGTAGTATCAACGATGTATATAAATTACTAATCAACTTAACCAATAAGTTTGATAAATTGGAGACTGATTATAATGAACTCAAAAAATATGCTAATGTAACCAAATCAAAAATTGATGTTATTGAATATTTGGATACTAATTTTAATTATGGCGATTTTGATTTCGTTAAGTTTTTGAATTCTATTCAAATTACCGAAGCAGAATTACAAGTTGTATTTGACCA